TGGTTGGCAACTTTGGCTCTACTACTCGTTTCGATTACAGCGTCCTTGGCGATGCGGTTAATCTGGCTGCAAGGCTAGAATCAAGTTGTAAGAATTATGACGCCGACTTAATTATATCAGAACATAGTTTGGTGGATGGTTATGATTACGAGTTTTTAGACGAGGTAACTGTAAAAGGCAAGTCGGAACCAGTTAAAATCTATACCATACGAAAATAGTACTTGACATGAGTTCTATATTTTGATATAATTTTCATAAGTGTGGAAATATTCACAGAGTAAAGGGGAGAACAAACAATGGAAGCAAAAGATGTAGCGTCAGAGTTAGCAAAGCATGAAGCTATATGTGCTGAACGTTGGAAAACAATTTTTAACAAGATAGAAGATATAGAAAGTGAGTCTGACAATAGATTTAATAGAATCGATGAGAAGACTACTAGAATAGAATCTATATTAATAGCATGTGCAGGTTTTTTACTTGTAAGCTTAAGCGGTGTCATTATCACTATGATGACAATGCACTAGGAGAAAACAATGGAATTAAAATACGATAAAAAAGATATTTCAAAGTCACCAAAAGCAAAGGCAAAAAAGTCTTTACCAGAAGGATGGGAACTCTATGAAAAACGAGGTATGTGGCATCTAGTAGGTGATACGCATGAAATATTTACAAGCAAGGAGTTGGCATTAGAATGGCTAAACAAATAGAAGAAGCTTTAAAAGAAGCAGTCGAACAGATCGAAGAAGAAACACCAGTAAGTGCTAGAGTAAAACAATTATTAGCAAAGAAAAAGAATCTAAAAAGAAATAAGCATAACCCTCTAAGACCAAGAAGAAAGTGAATCCACTAGAATTATTAATAGGGTATAAACAAATACATCAAGCTAAAGTGGGCATAATGACAGGAACGTCTATACGTAGACACACTTCTCAGTTTATAAACTTTTGTAAAGCCTATAAACCTAAAAGCGTTTTAGATTATGGATGTGGAAAAGGCTTACAATATACAGAACATAAATTACATGAGCAAGGCAATATACCAATGCCTACACTATACGATCCAGCAGTAGAAGGGTTAGATAAAAAACCCACTGGAATTTATGATAGTGTAATTTGTACTGATGTTATGGAACACATACATCAAGATGAATGTGATAAAGTACTAAAAGAAATATTTAATTATGCAAGTCATAGTGTATTCTTTACTATATCATGCAACCCAGCGAAGAAACATTTTCCAAGTGGTATTAACTATCATGTAAACTGCAAACCCGAAGAGTGGTGGTTTGCAACAATAAAAAGATTAAAACCTAAACACCTAAAAGTTTGGTTAATTTTCCCTTCATTTGAAGGAATCATTAAATATGACAAAGAAAAAACCAGATAAAAGATTAGAAGTTTGCAAGAAGTGTCCAAACTATAATAAGTTTTGGAAAACTTGTAAAGTTTGTCATTGTTTTATGCCCCTCAAGACGAAAATTAGATGGGCAGAGTGTCCACTGGATCCCCCAAAATGGACATAAAAGGAGGTGATGATGCCAAAAGGCAAAGGAACATACGGATCGAAGAGAGGAAGACCAAAGAAAGGAAAGGGCAAGAAGAAGTAGAATATACTGGAGCTCTTGACTTAGAAAACTCGTGTATTCCTAATGTATTTGGAAAACAGCCTTGCTGGAGTATTGACAAACATCTAAGATACTACACTTATAAGGAAACTATGAAGAGTACACGAGTTACTGATATCTCATTAAGTATTATTGGAGATAAATATATAGACCACTTTGAAAAGTGGGCACATACACTTCCTGATTGGAAAGTATGGGTAATGACAGATAAACCAGAAAGAGTTAAAAAAGTATTAGCAGGTAAACGCCATGTAGTTATACCTTATAACAAACCTAGGTTTAATTATTTTGATAAATTACTTTGGGCATTGGATGCCGTAATAGAAACAGGCAGACCAATATTACAACTAGATGTAAAAAGATTAACATATAGATTACATGTAGTAGAAAAATTTGTAGATGATATTAGCATGATAAGATCGCTATATCACAAACCAGTTTACAATAATAGTTGTTACTTCTTAGGAGTTTGGTCTCCTGGAATGACAGCTCATACAGTTCCGACTGTTACAAATCATGACTTAAGATTTGGTACTAATTATTGGAAACCTATATTAAAGTATATGGGTAGAGACACAGACAAGTGGGCACCAATATTAGAACATGCTACTTTGTTTTCTTTAACAAAAGAAACAGCAAAAGAAGTCAGAAAGAATTTAGTAGAGATTGAACCTTTATTTAGGAAGCAATCAATAGAACACAAGAACCCTTATCCTGGATTATCTTCAGGAGAAGGATTAGCATTAGGATGGGCACTACATAAGAATAAAGTAAGCACCAGACCTTTGCTACAAATACAGCAAGTAACTATGCATAACCCAGTGGACTTTACAGATCCTTGGGATAACACAAAATATAATAAAAGAACAAAAGTAAGACCTTGTTCCTTTAGGTGTACAATATGCAATGACTACTACTCAAAAGTTTAGGATTGGATGACCTTATACTAAGCAAAACTGCATGAAGTAAATTTCATGACACGGAAATAAATCGAGGGGTCTCCAATCCGCCCTTTAGGAGAAATAAATGTTTAAAAAACTTTGGAATATAATTAAGGGTAGAGACCCTAAAGACTTAAATGGCGACGGTAAAGTTGACATTAAGGATAAGTTTGTTGCAGCCGAAATAAAAAGTGGTAAGAAAGTAACAAACGTGTTTAAGCCGAATAATAACCACAACGGCTAAAAATATGTGGTAAAGCAGTCTTGCTCGAAAGAGCGGAAAGGACTGAGGAGAGAAATATGATAGATTTTTTCATACTAATTGGAAAATTGATATCTGTTGTTCCCGTAATCGTGACTGTCTGCTCATTTGTAGCGGCTATTACTCCAACTCCAGTGGATGATGGATTAATGAAAAAGGTTTACATGATTATGGACTGGTGCGCATTGAACGTGTGGAAAGCCAAGGACAAATAGGTTAATACCCTACGTAGAGTTCTCTTCTTCAGTTATGAGTGGGGAGCTCTACACTTTTATTATGGCAGTTAGAAAAAGAAAATCAAAAAGAAAGGTGGCAAAAAAGAGACCTGTACCTACCAATCCCGCATTATATGCAAGGGTTAAAGCACAGGCAAAAAGAAAGTTTAAAGTATATCCTTCAGCATATGCAAATGGATGGCTAGTAAAAACTTACAAAGCCAAAGGCGGAAGGTATCGTATGGGTACTGGACGTAAGAGAAAATAAATGAGAGCAATATTAAAAGACGGAAAATGGATAGTGAAAGGTGGGCATACAGATGCTGCATCCGCTATTAATAGTTGTAAAACTATCATGTCACATTGCCAAATGATACTTGATAATATCGATGAAGACAAGGACGGTTTACCTACATGGTGGACTAACAAATTAGCAGTATCAGAACATGAAGTAGTACAAGCCGCCAACGCTTTAGTTAATGGATTAGAGGATGATCATGGCTAGAAAACCAAGTGGCGGACTAACAAAATGGTTTAAAGAAGGCTGGGTAGATATTTCTCGTAAGAGAAAAGGTGGAGGACACCCACCGTGTGGAAGAAAGTCTGCACGAAGCAAGGGAGGATATCCCAAATGTGTACCAGCAAGTAAAGCTAGAAGAATGACAGCAGCTCAAAAACGTTCTGCAGTTACAAGAAAGCGAAGAGCAGGTAATCCTGGTGGCAAACCAAGAAACGTATCAACCTTCGTTAAACGAAAAAGAAAAACAACTAGAAGGAAAAAGTAATGAACCCTAAGCAAGTAGACAAAAGACAAGATTTAATCATGCGTCTACAGGGGTTAGAGTTAAAGACTGCCTCTCTTATTATGAAAAGAGCAAAAGAGTTAAAAAGATTAAAGAAACTGAAAGAATACACTACTTTAAAAAAGTGTACCTTTCGAGATAAGCGTATTAAACAGCTTATAGGAGAAAAGAATGGCTAAATTTTTAAGCGGCCCTACTGGTAAACACGGTACTCAGAAAATCCGTAAACACAGATTAAAGTTAGGTATTACCAGAGATATGAATGCAGCAGCTGGAACTTTTGTTAATACAAAAAGCCCAATGAGTGGCCCTGGAGGCTTCTATGGTGCGGCACCAAAAGGAGTTGGACCAAGGTTCGGCAAAACTAAATCACCTAGAAAAGCAACTTTCGCGAAAAAAGCAAGAGTTGGTAGGATAATGAAGAGACGTAGATAGTGGCTTTTACCAAGATTAACTTAAACATAGATACTCTTGGTATAACACACAGTATACAGAAGTATAAAAACTCTGGATTTAAGATGTCAAAGGTTAACCCTAGACATACTAATACTTTCTTACAAGAGAAACCAGAGTTTACACAGTTCTGTGAGCTAGTCGAAAAACAGTTTCCCATAGATTATAAGATTATTAATTTATGGGCTACGTTTCAAGAGGCTGGAGAATACACAGGTATTCATAATCACACATCAGGTGGCGTTGGTAATAATCAAGTAACTCCTGAATACTCTTTTTGTTATTATTTACATGACATTAACGAGACAGGAGCTTTACTATTCCATGATAAAGCTAATCCCACTTTTTGTAAGACAGAGTTTCCTAGAAAAGGAGACTTATATATTTTTAAAAGTGATGTATTACATAGTACTCAACCCAATTTAAATGGATTTGTTAGGTACTGTATTGCAGGTAATGTAGGGAGAACACAATGCCTAAGAAAAGAGACCCAAGATTAAAGAGAGCAGGAGTTAGAGGATTCAATAAACCTAAAAGAACACCTGGTCATAGAACAAAGTCACACATAGTGGTGGCAAAAGTAGGTAATAAGATTAAAACTATTCGTTTCGGACAAAAAGGAGCTAAGACAGCAGGTAAACCTAAAGCTGGAGAGTCTCGTAGAATGAAAATGAAGCGAAAAAGTTTTAAAGCAAGACACAGAAAGAACATAGCAAGAGGTAAAATGTCTGCCGCATACTGGGCAAACAAAGTAAAATGGTAAATGAACTACGATATATCCAAATTTAGTCTAGAAGGCTACGTAGTAATACGAAATTTTCTCACAAAAGAGGAACATAAAGAGCTTAACCGCACGTGTAAAGATTTAACACAAGAGTCTAAGTACTTTTCGGCGCAGAAAGAGCAATGGATATACAATGGCCCTGGTAATCCCTGTAAATTACAGGGTGCTATGGCTTATTCGGACGAACTAAAAGAGTTAGGCAGGCATAAAAAGTTAGTATCAGTAGCACAAAGGCTACTAAAAACCACTAGTTTAGGTACTTACATCTCTAAATTTTTTCCAATGGTGCCTAAAGTTGGATTTTCAGTTGATTGGCACCAAGATAACTATTATATAAAAGCAATTCCAGATAGATTAGTGAGTTGTGATGTATTTGTTAATGGAGCAACAAAAGAAAATGGATGTTTACGAGTAGTTCCACGCTCTCATAGTAGAGGAATATTTGAACACAATAAATCTTCTCATGGAGTGTTTAATTGGATAAACCTAAATCCAAAAGTAAACATCATAGACCTAGAATTAGACGAACCTTTTGCAGTATTTTTTCATCCTAACCTAATTCATGGGTGTTATAAAAATACTAGTAGAAACTTCAGGTATAGTGTTGCCTGGGAATATATGAAATGGCCATATCTTCCACCAACGCACAACGACCATATTTCAAATGATTTAATACATATAGGAGATTAAATGAGCACAGTAGAAAAAGACGGAAGATTATTATGGCTAGATGAGGGACAAGTACATGCAGGAAATTTCTTAGCACAAGTACTACATACCGAAAAGCGAAGAGAATTAACACCTGCAGAAGAAAAACTAAAACAACTATCAGCTTCCTACTGCTACTTATATGAAAAAGCACAAGACGCTGGAATACTAGAAGAAGAAGACAGTTATTGGTTGTTTGAAAACGAGAAAATACATTGATACAAATTAGTAGAACAGACATACTATCAGATGGCTTAATGAAGTTTGATGATAGAAGATTTATAAAATTACCTATTGATGGGTATATGAACTTACTCGGAATTACCCCAAACACTTCACAGCATGGAATCATCAATGCAATCAACAATCCCAAATATCGTTTTATTACTGCCGCGGTTTCCCGTAGGCAAGGTAAAACTTATATTGCAAATATAATAGGTCAATTAATTACTTTAGTGCCTGGCTCTAATGTTTTATTGATGTCACCTAATTACTCACTTTCTCAGATTTCTTTTGAATTACAAAGAGGACTGATTAAGCATTTTGACTTGGAGGTCACAAGAGACAATGCAAAAGATAAAGTTATTGAACTTTCTAATGGTTCGACAATACGTATGGGTTCCGTTAACCAAGTTGACTCGGTTGTGGGTAGATCATATGATCTCATCATATTCGACGAGGCCGCTCTCGTTGACGGGAGGGATGCTTTCAATGTTGCGCTCAGGCCCACACTAGACAAAGAAAACTCAAAAGCACTCTTTATTTCTACTCCAAGGGGTAGGAATAATTGGTTTTCAGAATTCTGGCAGAGAGGATTCTCAGACCAGTTCCCAGAATGGTGTTCTATTAAAGCAACTTATCATGAAAACCCTCGTATATCTGACCAAGATATTGAAGAAGCAAGAAAGACTATGTCCGAATCTGAATTTAATCAGGAATACATGGCAGACTTTAATGTATTTGAGGGCCAAGTATGGGCATTTAGTCATGAAGAATGTGTATCTGACTTAGCTGAACTTGATGTTAGCAAGATGGATGTGTTTGCAGGAATGGACGTAGGGTATAGAGACCCTACTGCTTTTTGCGTAATAGCATATGATTGGGATTCACAAAAGTACTACTTATTAGACGAATACTTAGATGCAGAAAAAACAACAGAACAACACGCAGCCCAGATTCAAAAGTTAATTTCGAAGTGGGATATAGATTATATCTATATTGACTCTGCTGCTCAGCAAACAAGATTTGACTTTGCACAAAATTATGATATTAGTACTATTAACGCAAAGAAATCTGTACTAGATGGTATAGGTCATGTTGCAGGTATAGTAGATAACGATAACTTAATGGTACATCAAGCTTGTAAAGAAACTTTAGCTGCTTTAGATCAGTATCAATGGGATCCAAACCCTAATCTTTTAAGAGAAAAACCTAAACATAACATGGCATCTCACATGGCAGATGCTCTTCGATACGCACTATACTCATTCGAGACAAGCGCCACTACATTTTAATTACCCCTTCAAAAAATAGTTCTTGACATTAGCTTGAAAGTTTGATAAAATTCTATTATACAAGTAAAGTTATGGATTTAAAAAGAGATTTAGTAAAATATGTTCGTGATAAGGCCAAGTCTAAATATAAAAAAGACACGGAATGTTACATCTGCGGAGAACAACAAAATTTAGACTTCCATCATTTTTATGGACTGACCGAATTATTAGAAACTTGGTTACATAAAAATGAGATAACTATAACTCAAGAACAAGAAATATTAGAACTTCGTGAACAATTTATAAAAGAAAACGAAGATAAAGTTTATACTCATGCTGTTACATTATGTCATAATCATCATTTAAGATTACATGGCATATACGGAAAACGCCCAAAGCTAGTAACAGCGACAAAACAACAAAGATGGGTCGAGATACAGAGAGACAAATATGGCATGGTATGATAGATTTATAAACAGAAGCTCAGAGGTTAAAGAAAACCCTGCGCAATATGTTATCTCTCGTGACCAAGGTACTACTGTTCAGTCTCAAGAAGTAATACATAGCTATAGAAATGCTTACGAACAATTAGAAATAGTTAACAGAGCAGTCAACATGATAGTGGATGACGCAGCTGAGATACCTTTCGACGTTGGACAAAAGATACAAGGAGCAAATCCTGTAGTTAAAAATATTAGAAGAAGTAGAGTAGACTTGTTATTAAACACAGAGCCTAATCCATTTCAAGATGTAAGCACATTTAAAAGAAATCTCTTAATAGACTTACTGATTGATGGAAATATTTTTGTGTACTTTGATGGCGCACATCTGTACCATCTTCCAGCGGAGCATGTAACTATACATACTGATGATAACACTTACATTGAAAAGTTTTCATATGATAATACTATAGACTACAAGCCTTCAGAAATTATACATATTAAAGAAAACTCCTTTAAATCTATTTATAGAGGAGTACCAAGATTAAAACCAGCACTTAGAACTATGCAGTTACTAGGTAGCATGAGAAGATTTCAGGATAACTTCTTCAAGAATGGAGCAGTACCTGGATTAGTTTTAAAATCACCAAATACTCTTTCTGAGAAAATTAAAGAAAGAATGTTACAGGCATGGGTTGCTAGATACAATCCACAGTCAGGTGGTAGACGACCATTGTTTTTAGACGGTGGATTAGAGGTGGAAAACTTAACAGAAATTAGTTTTAAAGACTTAGACTTTCAAGAAGGAATTGCTTCAAACGAAAAGATAATCTTAAAAGCTTTAGGTATTCCTCCAATTTTAATGGACAGTGGTAATAACGCAAATTTGCGACCTAACCACCGTTTGTTTTATTTAGAAACCATATTACCTATTACTACTAAAATAGCATATGCTTTCGAGAGATTTTTCGGTTTCAAACTTGATGAGAATGTATCAGATATACCTGCTCTTCAACCAGAATTGAGAGACCAAGCAGGCTATTACGCCACACTTGTGAATACAGGTATAATGACACCGAATGAAGCACGGGAGGCGTTACGACTTGAAACAATCGAAGGGTTTGATTCACCAAGAGTTCCTGCAAATATCGCAGGTTCAGCAGTCAACCCAGAAGAAGGCGGCAGGCCAGAAGAAACTCCGCCAAGCGAGGAAGAATAATTATGACAAAAGATATGATGGTAAAGGCTTTTTCAGATTTTATGGCGTCAAAAGGCGTTGAAACAATGACATTAGCTGAATACAAATCATATGGTAACGATGTTCCAGTATTTGACTACGTTTTACGTAGAAAAATCGGTAGCTGGAATAGAATTTTATCGTATGTAGCAAAACGACATCCTGTAAATCTACCAAAGCCAGTTAAGGCAGCACCTAAAAAAGTTGCTCCTAAAAAGACTGTGAAAGTGGAGAAAAAAGATGTCAAATAAAATTTATCAATGGACGAGTACTTTTAAATCTTTAGGCGAAACCGACGATGGTGGAATAAACATCAAAGGTTCTGCAAGTACAAATGCACTAGATAGAGCTGGAGATATAATCGAAAGCGAAGCATGGATGAAAGGCGGATTGGAAAACTTTAAAGGTAATCCAATTATACTTTTTAACCATGATTATAACAAACCTATCGGTAGAGCAACGGATTTACAAGTCACAGACAAAGGTTTAGAGATAACTGCAAAGATATCAAAAGCCGCAGGTGACATTACTCATTTGGTGAAAGATGGTGTCCTCGGAGCATTTTCAGTTGGATTCAGATGTAAAGACTCTGAATATATGACTGAAACCGATGGATACAAAATAAAAGACGCGGAACTTTTCGAAGTATCTGTAGTATCAGTACCTTGTAACCAAGGGGCAACCTTTGGACTAGCAAAGTCTTTTGATTCTATGGAAGAGTACAGAAAGTACCAAAAACAAATATTACAGGCTAACTCAACTGCACCAGCAGATGCTGTTAAAATTGAGCAGCCAAGCGAGGAGAAATCCTCATCAACGGAGACTGATATGTCAGAAGAAAGAAAATCTCCTGAAACTTCAATCGATCTTGAAGCATTTGCAAAAAAAGTAGCAGAAGATACTGCGACTAAAATTGCGATGAAGCAAGCCGAACAGAAGGCAGCAGACGAAAAAGCACAAGCTGAGGCGGCTGAAAAGCAAGCTGAAGTGGAAGCTAACGAAAAAGCTGTTCAAGAAGCAAAGGAAATTGAAACAAAAACTATAGTGGAAGCTGGTTTGACAGGAGCTGAAAGGCTAATGAACGACCTAGAAACTAGAGTCAATGAAAAACAAGAAGACTTAAAATCAGTAGTCGATAGCCTAGAAAAGCAACTCGCTGAGAAATCAGAAGAAATCATGAATATTCGTGAATCTAAAAGAGTTTTTGCTAATAGAAATGGTAACGGCGACTGGAAGAAAGACTTTGAACAAGATGTTATGGATGCAAAATTTGCTGGTTTAGCTACTGGTAAAGGTTGGGATACAAACTATGCTAAAAGTGTTATGGAAAAAGTTAATACTCAAGCAGGTGTAGAAGTATCTTCAGCTAACTTTGAACAGTTAGTATCAACATCAATTGAAAGAGATATCCAAAATGAGCTAGTATTAGCCCCATTATTTAGAGAAATTCAAATGAATTCTGCTAATATGGTTATCCCAGTATTACCAGACGCTGGTTATGCTGAGTTTACATCAGCACAAACAGCTGGTGGAAGTAATCCAAAAGGAAACTTAGAAGCTAGAGGTGCCGCTATAGGTGCTAATGATGGTGTTGACTTAACAGAAGTTACATTATCAACCAAAAAGCTTATTTCACAATCTTACTTAGGTAACGAGACTGAAGAAGATGCAATCATGCCTATCCTCCCTTTAATTAGAGAGTCAATGGTAAGAGCACATGCAAGAGGTATCGAGAACGCTATCTTAGCAGGTGACAATGCTGAAGGTGTATATGGTACATCAGCAGCTTCATTTGAAGGTTTGATTGAGCATGCAAGCAATAGTTCATTTAACACTGTAGACGTCGGTGGCGGTTCAGGTGGAATCTTTGCAGCAGGCGATGCTTTAACTGCAGCAGACCTATTAGGTCTAAGAAAGAGTATGGGCAAATATGGTGTTAATCCACAAGAAGTTGTCTATCTTGTTTCACAAGAAGGTTACTACAACCTACTTGAAGATGCAGAGTTCCAAGACGCTAACCTAGTTGGTGACATGGCTACTAAACTAAGTGGTGAAATCGGACAAGTATTTGGCTCTAGAGTCATTTTATGTGATGAGTTCGCTTCTAAAGCAGCTTCAAAAACTGGTGCTATCGCAGTATACCCAAGAAACTATGTAATGCCTAGACTAAGAGGTGTAACAATAGAATCTGACTACGAAGTAGCAAACCAAAGAAGAGTACTAGTAGCTTCACAAAGATTGGGCTTTGCCGAATTAATTGAGAACGCACACACAGTACACGGATGGAAGTACGCAGCAGCTAGTTAATAGCTAATTACAGGTTTTCGGTGGGTTTCCTTAAAACCCACCCTTTTTAACTATGGCAGACTTAATAACAGTAAACGAATATAAAGACGCAGAAGGCCTTCGAGGGGAGAAGGATGATGATCGTTTAAATGTTATAATACCTCAGGTATCTGATTTAGTTAAGAAGTATTGTGGAACAAGTTTTGTAGACTTTTTCTCCACAGACAAAGTTGAAACTTTTACAATTGAAGATAACTTTACTAACACCATAATTGTGAGTGAAAGTCCTATAGTTTCTGTAACAAAAGTAGAAGAAAGACAAAACTATTCAGATAGTTATACAGAACTTACTATACCTAAATATGAATACTATGTTGATGAAGAAGCCGATGCAATCATTAGAACTAATGCAGGCGGCAATCAAATACATTGGGCAAGAGGCGTAGGTGCTGTAAAGATTACATACAGGGCAGGATATGCTTCAACACC